CAGGGGTGTCAACACCGTTACCGGGAACAAACAGCGGAACATCGTCGTTCGTCAGAGAGACGTGCGCGGTGCTGATGCTGTTATAAGCGTCCTGGTTAACCATCCAGACAGCATTGCCGTAACCCCAACTGCGCGCGCGCATCTTCTTGAGGTTTTCACCAACGATGGTGTCGGCGGCCTGGCCACCCTCTTTAGCGACAGTAACAAGTGCCGGGCTGTTAAGGATGCCCATATATTCACCTGCACCAGTACCGCGGATACGCTCGTTATTGAGCTTACTGCGATATTCGGTTTCGAAACCTGCGCTGATCAATGCGGCAAAGGATGACGGGCTGCGAGAGATAAGTTCGTCAGTACCGAATGCGAGACCCATCAGGGCTTCAGCAGTCAGGGTAACCTGTTCGAACTGAGTTCTGCTTGCAGTAACGGTCTGAGCTTCACCACGACGATAGACGCGGAATCCGCCAGTCACAGATGTGCTGTGATCCTTGTCTACACGTGCATTGATGTGAACGTCCTGAGTGTCCATAGGAACGCGACGGGTGGAAAGACCTGTGTCTGCCTGAATAGCAAACGGATCAGTTTCCATGATGCCCTGCATGATTCCCTCTGGAAGCAGGAAGCCGCCATCAGGATTGCTGAATGTGTTAGCTTCGTCGCTACCGACAGCCGCAAACTTTTTCAGGCGATCAGATACGCCACGACCCAGACCTGCGTTCTGAACGTCAAGCAGGAATTCTGCATGAGATCCGAATCCGCCCATGGGGTCTTTATCTTCATTGTGAGTGACCTGGATGCTTGCAACGCGCTGTTCGAGATCAGCCATTTTGCTATCCATGTTGCTCACGTTTTCACTAAGGTTTTTGACCTCAGTACCAACGCCGTCCACCTTTTCGGTGATGCGGTTCTGAATGCCATCAATAGCATTCTTAACACCATCAGAAAGTTCGATAGTGCCTTGTGCTTTGTCAGTCATTGTTCTGACCTCCAATTTGGTTTAACAATTCAATGAACTTTGTTTCGGCGACTTTTGTCCCGTCATCACGACTTGCCGTTGAGACCTTTGCCTTGGCATCACGCTTCGGCAGACCACCATCGCGGTAGTCTTTTTCCTGTTCCCGTTTCCTTGTCGCCTCCGCCATCTTGCGATGACGTTCAGGGATATCGGGTAGGATATCTAAATCAAAAATGCAAGCGGCAATCTTAGCATCTTCGAGAACATCTGTTGCAAACCCAAGTTCGTATGCTTCGCGGCCTGACTTCCACGTGGTATCATCTACCATCGCAGATACATCTGACCGTTCGATCCCGGTTTGCTTTTCATAAATATCTTCAAGCTTGTTCTGGACCCTATCCAGTTCTTCAGCTTCCTCGCGCATATCATTAGCGTTTCCGACAACAATTGACCACGGCTTATGGATCATGATGTCTGCCGACTCAGGCATCTCGCGGATATCGCCTGCCATAAAGATGACAGATGCGATAGAGGCCGCCACAGCATCCACACGTGTTCTGACCGTACCCTTGAACTGACGTAGGGCATTATAAATCGCGAGGCCGTCGTAAACCAGGCCACCGGGCGAATTGATACGCACAAGGATCTCATCGGCATCGATCTCGCTTAGTTCCTGGATAAACTGCTTTGCTGTAACGCCACCCCAGTCATCGCCGATAACGTCGTAAACCATGATCTCAGGCACATCTTTATCTTTATCGATATTGTACCATGTATGGTCTTTATTGAACTTCCATGCACCCTTGTCACCAAGGTTCATCATGTATCCATTAATCCATATCTTGTTCATCTGTGTTTTCCTCTTCTTCTGTTATATCTCCGCCGTCTACATCAGTCTCTTCGTCGTCCTGATCATCGTCTTTATCATCGTTTGACGAATTCATATTCATAGGTGTCAGGTACTCATCTCCGCCGTCGCGCTTATTCATACCCTCCATGTAACGCACCTCATTAGGTGATAGATATCCATTCTGAATCCCGGATACATAAAAACTTTCGCGGTCTTCCATGTTTCCGCGCGTAAGCTCAAAGGTTTTAAACCGGGCATAGACTATACCCCAACGTGCGCGAGGTATAAGATGCATATCTGTGGCGTCTTCGATCCGCTTTATCCATGGGTTAAATGTCCATCTGAGCAGGTCGCTTGACTGCGCCTCGATGGTTGACCAACCCTTGGCCTGCTTAGTGTCACCTACCATATATGGCGGCACACCGAATATGGCGGCGATTTCCTCGCGAGTATATCCGCGAGTCTCAAGATACTGGGCGTCTTCGTTAGTCATCGAGATCGCTTCGAACTTAGTACCCTCTTCAAGTATCGCGACCTTTCCTGTGTTTTTTCCGCTGTAGGATGACTGCCATGATTCACGTAATCGTTTGAATGCCTTGTCGTCCAACCGTTCAGGCGTCGTAAGCACCCCTGGAGGCACGGCTACGTTATCAAAAAACTTGTTACCGTGCCTGCGCATCTTTTTGGCTACACCAATCGTTTCGGATGCATATGTGATTGGAGACACGGGATTAAATCCGTCGAGAGTAGCATACATGCAATAGTAGGCATCGTTCTGAATAAACCGCTCGACAGCGCCGAAATTCTTATTGGTGACATTCTGTACGGACACAGATTCGAAAATGTACGTTCCGTCTGAAGCCTGGATAAACTTGGTGTAATCAGGATGGTAGGGGATCAGGGAGACGATCTTGCCGTTCGAGTATACTTTCTTAGACAGAAAGAATCCGCGTAGGCAAAGGTTGATCATGTTCCATTTCCAGTAGTCGTAGCCTGACATCCATGTGCATGGTTTGTGCTTCAGCAGAGTATAGAGGGGATTACCTTTAGCAAGCTCTTTATTACCGTCCTTATCCTCATTGTACAACTCGAAATCCATCTGCGCTATACCATCTGATAATATGCGTATACACGCAAAAACTGTCGCCTCTCTGAATGCACCCTCTGGTGACGTGGCGACAGCATCCTTTGAATAGACCATGCCTGACTGTGGATCGTAATAAAGATCGTTCAGGGGATCTAACTCATTCCGCTTCTCTTGCCCGGCTGAAAACAGTCGGACAATCGGATCAAGTAAATTCATTGCAATGTCTCCTGTATTCAATCAATATAAGAAGACACCGCACCCGTTCAAGACCGGGCAATCTGCGTTTTCACATTATTGGTATTAAGTCTCAACCGTTTTACGATTTGACCCACATTGGCGGCAGATCCTGTATCGGATGATGTATCCCTGCCCAGGTCTCGTATCCCTGACAAACATAGTCGTTCCGCAATTCCTGCACTTGACCCCTTTGGTCATATCCTTTCCAGTTCTTTTAGATGAACCTGATTCCTTGCTCTTCATAAACAGACCTCTCTTGCTCTTCATGTACCATTCTTAGCCCGGTAGCCATAACAAGTGTTATGATTCCATCAACTTTCATAACTGAATCCCTGCTCATCTTACACGGCTTTATATTACCTGCTTCGTCTTCCTTGACAGTCACATTGGATGCCATCCATGTAAGTATAGGATTGTTATGAAAAATTTTTCCCTCTATGATCAGCGCCTCAAGCTCTTTTGACGGCTCATTCATTGATACAAGACCCTGCCTAAATTCGATCATATCGTCAAAACCGTCCTTTTCTAGACGCAGGACAAACTGGGTTGCGTTCCATGGATCGTATGCCCATTGCTGAACGTCGTACTTTTTCTGCGCGATCTCCATGTCGTGTTTAATGTAGTCGTAGTCTATCCTGTCCTCGCCTGCAACGGTCAGCAGACCTGCGGCGATCCATGGTTGGTAGTAGCCTGTGGTATCTGTATGGACTGCATGTTCGCAGGTATAACATTTGAAAAGCGTATGGCCTGACTCGAAAAGCAGGGTGAAGCACGACAGGTCAACCTTTGAGGACAGGTCAATCGCGCCCCAACATTTCTGCTTTAGCAGATCCTTTGTTTCGTACTCTATAGCGCCCCTGGCCCATGCATCCATATTCAACCATCCCTCAACATTGCTCGTCTTCATATTAAGGTTATACCGACAAAAATCGGATATCTTACGGTTTGATCCCTGGGCATTCAGAACCGTCTCTTCCATGAAATCTTTTGACGGCGTAACAGGGTAATTCGGATTGGCTATTTTCCACGTCTCCTCAGACTGCCAGTCAGATCCCTTTGGCGTTTCATAGATTACCGGGAGATAGCGCGGATTGTTTATATTACCGTCCCTGACGCCTTTGGCATAGTCGAGTTCTTCATTGCAAATGGACGGCCTGTCGAGATCTGCGGTAGTGATCAGGATAGTCAAAGGTTGCTCACGCGCACCCATCCCTGATGTGATCGCGGTTATAAGATCTCCATTAGGCTGTGCATGCACCTCATCAATAATCCCTATATGCGGCGACAGGGAATGCGCCGACAGCGCGTCAGATGATATGGCCTGCGTCTTAGTGTTATCCCAGGACGCAAGGATCTCTTTACTGGTAGCCATAAACCTGACCTCTGATTCGAGTCGTTCATTCTGCTTGATCATGCCTGAGATCATATTGTACAAGGTAAGAGCCTGGCCGCGGTCACGTGCGCCCACATATATCTCGCCATCATTCTCGCCGTCGCAGAACATAATGTAATTTGATATCCCGGCTACAAATTCTGACTTGCCGTTTTTACGTGGGATATACAGAAAGAACTTTCTGTAGCGCCTGACTCCGTCCGATACCCTCTTAAACCCAAACAGGCAACGCAGGATATCTTTCTGAAAATCAGCAGGTACAAACGGCTTACCTTTCCATTTACCCTTGGTGAACCGTAATTCGTTTTCGAAAAAATCTATTACCCTCTGAGCGTATTCCGGGTAATAGTCATATTCGTCGCCACAGTCTCTCCAGGGATCGTAATCGGGCAGATGCGGAAAGCAGTAGTTTTTGCTTAACGGATCTTTACTTCTCTTCTTTTTCGGCATAAACGTCAATTCCAATAGTTCTTAACAATTCCCGATGATTCCTGTGCGGAACGATCTCAGGATTTCTGACCCATCGACTGACCTGCTGTTCTGTGACGTTTATCTTTTCAGCCAATTCCCTTTGTGTCAGGCCGATTGACCTGATCGCGGTGACCAATTCTATATTACAACCTTTCATAATTCATCCTTTCTACAGCGTCTATAGCTTCCTCTGCTGAACGGCATACAACCACATTGTATCCGTTTTCCTCAAGCACCTTGTGAACCTCTTTCTGGACAGGCGTAACCCTGCCGACCTCAGTCTTAAACTCGATATACAGACCGTGATATGTGTCATTGGGGATCGGTATAAAGACGTCAGGAATCCCTGCTACGACTCCAAGTATTTTGAATCGCGCACCCTCTGATCGAGACCTAGATCCGCCATTGGGAATATGATGCGCAACCTTGAACCGTTCGTCTTCACGTGCTTTTTTGCGTATCCAGTTCATAAATTTCATCTGGATAAAATCTTCTGACTCATGATTTTTTGCCATTTTCATCAGCCCTCAGAATATAGTTGCATACACCGACGGTAACCGCGCAGGTAAGAACTTTGATGTCATCTCCGT